TATGGTTCAACGATATTACGGAAGTTTGCCCGTGTTAACTCATCGTTGAGTTCAAAGAGTTGAGCCTCTGCTGCACTTTCAAGTGCTTGCTCTACTGTTAGGAATAGGCGACGAACATTGATTCTGTCAAAGGCAGAAGCATATGCAAGTCCAGTCTTATCTCCAAAGAGAAGTGTTCCTGTTCCTGGTTGTGTTATAACAGAGTTAACTCTTTGGGGATAAAGAATGTCTCTCTGTGATTTATCTGGGTTATATGCTAATTTAACAGCATTATTAAGAATACCACGCTGTTGTCCTGCAGGTGAGAACCAAGGATATGCCTCGATTGCAGTTCTGCACATTAAACCAGCGATGTCACCGTTACATGGGATGTAACGGAACTTGTTGTTAAATCTATCATAAGTGTACTTATAACCACTGTCAAATACTGCGTAAGAAGAAGAACTTAATGCACTAAAGTAATCAACTAGGTTATTAGTTTGAGTTGTGGAATTTGTAATGCCAACAAGATCTGCTCTATGTGGTCCAACAGTAGCAACACAGTCCTTTCTACCTTCTGCGATAGAAATTACTTTATTTGCTTTTGCCTGTGATTCTGCCTTAGTAGAACAACCTGGACCCATAATTAGGAAGTCAACCGCAACATTATCTTTATTATCAAACTTATCATATGCAGTCATCAAATCTCCAAGAGAAGCAGAGAATCCACCTTGTGTGGTTCCTGCACCGAGATTAACAGAAGCAGAGTAGTCATTACCATTGATTAGTTTATAACCAACGTTACCAATAGCATTGAACTTGACTCCTTGAACATCGATACCCCATGTACCATCATTCTTAGAAACAGGAGTTGTTCCAGTTGCGAAACCAGTTGCTACTGGTGTAGTGTTATGGAATGTATCATCTGTTTCACCAGGATTACCACCTGCGTAAATGTATGCTGAGTTATCAGCAAGGAATGATTCGTAGAATGTCTTCTGAGGAGCATTAGTATCAGAGACTGTATCCTTTCCTTTTGAAAGATTGAGGAACTTCTCTATTACATTACCCTTAATACCAGTAATTCTACCGTCATCATCAACAACTACAACGTGAAGTCCATCACCTTCTGAGTTTCTGTTTCTAGCATATCCACTAGTTACAGGTCTTGCAGCAATTGACTTCCAACTAATTGTAGAATTAGTAATACTTAAATTTTGTTGATCATACCAGTCTTGAATACCAGTTCCAGTACCACTAGCAGATTCGCTAAGTGTCATTCCATAACCAGCATTGTTCTTGGAAACACCATCAGCACCACTAAACCAAACAACTGATCCAGTTGTAAATGCAGCACCTACGTTTCCTTCTGCATAATCAATCTTAGTAATGGTTGATCCACCACCAACAGTTTCTACACGGCAAACAACTTTAACATCAACGGTACTATTTTCTCCGTTAGTAGTATCAGTAGTAACACCAGTAACAATTGCTCTTAGGAAACCAGTGAATGCGTTAGCAGTACCAACACCAGCAACTGTGTATCCACCAATAGCAGCAGTAACAGCAGCACCAACAGTAGCACCAAAACCTGCAAGGTTAGTAGTGTTAATACCAATTGTTTGATCTGCAAAGTCGTCAATAAAGCAAACCTTCAATCCATTTGCCCAAGAACCAGGGTTTTTAGCAGCATATGAGAAGTTAGTTGCTTCTGAATGATTGGTTATATAATCGTCGTAATTATCAATTCTTCCTGTTCCTGTCATGGAAACAGAAGCAACACCAACACCAGAGTTAGCATTACCAAAAAGTAATCCACCACCTGATCTAACAACTTTTAATACTCCACCATAGGTGAGGTATGAAGATGCTGCCATCCAATACTCATACTGAGCATCAGTATTTTGTGGTTTACCAAATACGTTTATTAAATCTTGCTCTGTTGCAATATCTGTTGGTTCATTAACAGGTCCTTGAACAAAAGGACCAGCAATTGCACCGATATTATCTAATACGTTTTCTGCTCTTCCTACTGTTAGGTCAACCTCCCTAATCAGTACTCCAGGAGATAATTGTGGAGTTGCCATGTGTTTTCCCGATCTCAGTTATCTAGAAATTATTTATTCTTTACTATATTTACAAGAGGTAAAAATGCTATGAACGATGCATGAACACTACTACATATATTCCCACATATAAGATCTGTCTCCATATTCATCAGTATGCCACATATCTCCTTCCACATCAACGAAACTGCCTTCATCTAACCCATCAGACATAAATCCAAAAGGAGCCATATCTTGCTCTATTTGATTCTTTTGTTCATCATATAACCTCTTTCTTACATCTTGATCAGTAAGTTCTTTGAAATAATCTTGTGCTACTAACCATGCATATATTACAAGACACATAGCAAGGTCATCATGACAACCCTCTTCTGCCTCAAATGAATTACTTTTTTGAATGAATGTTGTAAGTTCACTCATAATATCATAATCACAGAAAAGAAGTTTATTCTCTTCTACTAAAGTCTTTAAGTTAAGAGCACCAACTTTTTTAACTGTCTTAGACATCTTAAGTCCAAGTTGAGTCTTCTTACCTGAAAACCCTTGACCAACCACTTGACCTGCTCTTCCTCTCATGGAACACATTAACAAATTAGGATACTCTAAATCATAGTTTAATATAGATGCTACTTGATCTCCTACATCATTTACTTCACATAAAACAAAAGCATTATTATATTTAACACCAATCTCTTGAATAATAGATGGAAAAAGCATTGGTTTAATGTCATTATTCCTATACTTTGCTACCACAGAATGAGGAAACTCAGTAATATCTGTTACGACAAAAGCAGAATAATCTTTTCCAACACCTCTAGCAACGTCCACAGTTATTATATAATCATGATTTTTTTGTGGTTCTACATATACATCTAAACCTGCACTTGTAGTTTCTGGTTGTTGATATACTAATGATCTTAATTTAGCAGGAGCAATAAGAGTATCTACAGATCCTAAGAACTCACACTCAAACTCAATTTTAAATTGTTGTTCAGAAGTGTTAGCAATAGTCTGTTCTTTCCAGACTTCATCTCTACCAGGAACTTCACTCCAATGAACATCAGTTGGTACATATTCATTTTTTCCTCTTTCCGCATCATGCCAATATCTATAAAAGTGATTCATCCCGTGAGGGGTTGAAACCATTATGACTTTAGTTGTTTTACCAGAAGTAATAGTAGGATAAACACTAGAAAAGAAAGCATCAGCGATGTGATTGGGAACAAAAGCAAACTCATCCAAGAAGAGGATGTTGAAAGACATACCCCGAACAGCACTAGCAGAAGTGGAAGCCGCCAAGATTTTACTACCATTTTCTAACTCCAATGAACCTTTATTCCATGATATGATTCCTTGCTGCATCCATTTGGGTAAGTTCTCATAAGCAGTTTGTAATCTACCTAACAAGTCTCTTGCCGTTGCTGCTTTGTTAGCAAGAATACCGATATTTACATTGTCATTGAAAACGGCATAATGCAATAAGTATGATACTGAAGTCGTAGACTTACCAGTCTGACGAGGCATCTTACATATATTAAATCTATTCTCGTGAAAGTTATTAATTAACCTTTCTTGGAAATCATATGGTTGAAAAGGTACAAGACCTTCATCCAGACTAACAATCTTTACATGTTGTTTTGCAAAATATACTGGATCATTCTTACATGCCATAAACTCAAGAATTTGCTCTTTAGTAAATTCTTGTTGAACATTGGCTTTCTTTAGAAGAGGATTACCAAGATAAACATCATCAACAACAGCCATTTAACAATTCCAAGCTCTCAAAGATTTATTTATTCTGCTA